AAATATCAGAGTATATCATACGGGCATTTACTACTTCTCTTTTTCTGCCTGTGGCTAACCTTACATCTACTCCTAAAGTTTTTTTTATTAACTCTCTTAGATATACTTGAAGGTCTATTTGTTCACTCCTTAATTTCATATGATTCGATTGTTTTTTCTTGATTTATTAAGTCTAAGTATTCATCTGAATCTATCTCGTGAAAATCTAAGATAGAAGTATAGAATCCTTCTTCGTAATAGTATTCTATTACATAAAATATTGGGTCCCCTATATTGCACACCCCACCAATGTATTGAACTAGGTCATCATCAGAGAATAGGTCTATACTATACAAAACATTATCTATAATATCTGCGTGTACTTCAATGGGATATAAACGTACCTTGTATTCGAATGCGGGTTGAGTTACAACCTCCATCTCATTCGCCCCTGTAAACCTCCGTGAGAAATCCATATTCTTTTAATTCTTTTAATCTATACTCTTGAAGAGGAGATACCTTTCCTTTAGGTGTCTTCACCTCACTAAATATAACTTGTGCATTTGGGGGTATCGCTACGATGTCAGGTATCCCATTCTTGTTTGTCTTGATTAGCTTTAATACGTAGTACCCCTCGTCTTCGAGTTGTTTTATTCTCTTGGTTTGTATCTGTTGCTCAGTTGCCATATACAAATTTAATTAATGTTTTAAATCTTCTCTCTTTATGTAGAATGCATTAGTGTATTTCATTAATTTACATTTCCAATCGCTTACATCTTTATAATCTACAAAATAAAACTCAGCAGTTTCTTTATCAAGAATATAGATAAACCAATACATATCAACTTTATCTAATCCTTTTCTATGGGCTTCTTCATTAACAAGTATGTGAGCGTTTGGAAAATGGAAAGTAGACTTAACATCTATTTTTTTATTCTTAAAAACAAAGTCAGCATTTTTAGATGGATATAAATCCAAAAGTTTTTGCATTTCAAAATCAATGTTTTTGTTAGTCAAGTAGTCCATTGCTATTAACTCACCTAATGTACCAACTGTATCAACGTGAGAGTTTTTTTCACCCCTATCAAACCTTGGATTGTTATCTAATATTTTTTTATCCATAACAGTTCTTGCGTGTCCTATTTGCTCTGCTATCAACCAAAATGATTTAGGATATTTATAAATCATAATTAGTCTAGTTTTTTAAAATGATTAATTGTAAAGTCTTTCTTTTTAGATACTGCTTTGTATATATCTTTTTCAATACCACCCTTAGAGAATATCCAATAGACATCAGACTCTAGTCTGTCTTTAGTTGTCATCCTATCTCTGCTCTGCCAATAGCTTGTAGCACTAAAGTCAATGTTGTAATATACTAATGCCTCAGCTTTTTGTAAGGATATACCTTCACGACCTGAAACTATTTGCAAGGCTATAGACTTATCTGTGTCTTCAAAGACACTAAGGTCTGTACATAGTTGGTCTCCGTATACTTGCTTCAATGCATTAAGTTCTTCTTTAAACTTATAAAATATACCAACCTTTACATCTCCGAAGCTATCGTTTATAAACTTTGCTTTAGATAAGTCTAAGACTGTTGAGTTACCTGACTCAAACTTAACTGTACCTGAGTATATCTGATGAAGTTTCATCATTAATTTTACAGGAGTGTCAGCTAAGATTGTTTCATCCTTGCCTTCTACTACTAAGTTCTTTTTTAATTTAGCCGCAATCTTATAGCTAATCGGCTCAAGTTCTACCTCAAGAACGTGTTCCCTAGTATCAACCTTGAACCCTGCCTGCTTTTGAGTATAGTCAATAGTATACTTATTCATTGCTTCAAGTATACTAATTTTTCCATTAGAGTAATCATTAATCATAAGACCATTAATCTTACGCTGCTTTACATCCACAAAATCTTTACAGAACTTATAGAAGTTTACATATGCTTTGAATGGGTTAGTTGGTATACGATATACTTGATGATACATCTGTGAGTAAGACTCAGGAGTTGGCGTACCCGATAATAAAATAACGTATGGATTATAAGCCTTGATAATATCTCCTACTTGCTTCGCTCTTTTGCTTGCTTTAGGGAATGCTCCCATACTGTGAGCCTCATCACATACAATTAAATCATAGTACATTCCCTCTAGCTTATGTAGCGACTCATAGTTTATGACCGTTATCTTATAGCTAGGGTTCAGCATATTAAAATCGTTCTCGATGCTGCTAATGGCTTTCTTTTTAGTTATGAATAAGATAGTGCCACAACCTAACTTGTCGGCTATCCCAAGGCTTGTGAGCGTCTTACCCGTACGTACCTCCATAGCTAAATAAAGAAACCTATGCTTCTTTAACACATCAGTACCTTTATTTATAATTTCTACCTGATAGTCTCTAAACTCTATTTTTTTGTTATCCATTAAATTTTTATAATAGTCTACGGTTTGGTTTACTCTGTCTCTTACCTCTTTAGTAGTGGTATGTTTAAACTTAGTAATCTTTGTTATGTTTCTACCTCTCCCTACATTAACCTCTATAGTTCTATTGACTACGCCTGCTAATATTTTGCAGTGATTGTACATCATTACATCTGTGTACCCTGCGATTCTTTTAAGTGTATCTTTCATTTATAGAGATATAGTTTGTTGGTTAGACAACTTAGGTTTGATTCTCATCCACTTCCCTGCTGAATCTCTACCCTCTTCAGGTTGTTGATTTGTTTTATATGTAGCGTAGGCAACCAACCATTGATAGAATTTCATACGACTTATACTCATCCTTGACTTAGGTGCATAGTCAGGATACTCTTGTATAAAATCAAAGTATCTGTCTTGCTGATGAATCTTTACACCTACCTGCAATGATGGGTTCTCTTGCATATCTCCAATCAATCCACACCACTCTATAAAATCGTGTGATGTTGATGCAGAAAGTTGTCTGATTCCTAGATTAACAAATGAAGATTTAATTAATCCGTGGCTTAAATATTTCTGAAGACACGACACCATATAGTTGTCAAACTGACACCACTCATCATCATCCCAATCAGCAAAAAAGTGCTTCTTAAATTCATCTAAGGGTGTGTAGTTCTTATTATAGTGTTGATGTAGTTCTACCTCCCACTTACGCCTTGCAAAAGAGTTACCACTTCCCTTGATTGCATAGTTGGTAGTGATTGCAATCTTAGGTGACCTAGAGAAAGGAATTTTAATTGCGTCCTTGTTCTTCTTCTCAAGAGTTAAACCTTCTGTAACTACAGAAAACAATCTCTCAAAGTCAAAGTATTTTTTTACATCATCAAAGCAAAGTATCTGAGTATCTGCTGATACAAGTTGATAGGGGAATGACTTCTCAAAAGCAAACGCCTTTCCATCAATGACTACTAACTTTTTCATTTGTTGAAGAGCATTCATAAATACTCCCTTACCCGTACCCCCTTCAGGATTATCACTAATCACTTCATCGTTTAGTATTACCGCAGGACAGTAGCTTAAATTCTTATAACCGTGCATTAAGAATCCAATAGTTGATTCCATTGTCTCAACTCTAGGCTCATTATCTGCACAGACACGTTTTATGAATGTCTTATAATCGCATAGGTTCGTAGGACATATCTTAAACTTTCTATCTATAACGTGTTCCTTCCAAACGTATCCTCCTAAATCTATATAATCTATTGGCTCTATTTTATTGTTGGTGATTTTTACTGCACAGTTTTTATAGTATAGGTAAGACACATCTTTAGTATCCTCAATAAAATATATATCTATAGTAGATAGTAGAGTTAAGAAGTCCTCACGGAAGAATCTTGTTTGGTCTGCGAAGTAATTATAAATACTTAGGTCATCTATTTTTTCTAGGTAGCCAAGAATAAAATCCTTTATCTCCTTCTCTGATGTATGGTCTATTAAGTTATTGGTAACCTTAACAAATACATAGTTCTTACTTCCTTCAGGGCAGTACTTATAAAACCCATTCTCCTCAAGAAATTCCTTAAACAAGAAGTGTATAATCTTTATAACGCCCTTCTCATTCTTATTCCAAAAGGATAGACTAGAACTTTCTTCTTCAATTCTATTAAGTACTGAGTCTATAACATCTCCATCAACACTAGACTCAGCTAATTGATGACGGATTTCTTTTTTTGATACGCCTCTTTTTAATTTTGTTTTAATCTGATTGATACGTTCTTCATCCTCATAATACTTAGTACCAAAGTTTCTTGTCTGTGAATATGCTGACTCAATCGTTCTATTTATTTCCGACAACGAGAAGTCCTCTGTTTGATACTGACTTAACACATAGCTTGTAAGACTCTTGCTGATGCCATAATCATTAAACGCCATAGCTAGAACATAAACATTCTGATTACGCTGACCTTCAATCATTGGATACTTCTTTAACCACCACTTTACTAATATGTCAACTACCTTGTTCTCATCGGTAATTGGTATAGTAGGTGCATCTCTGTGCTTACTTACCTCTGTATACTCAGGCTCAACAATCTTATCCCATACTGAGGAGTTTAAATTAATGTATGTTAAAGGGTCATAAGACTCATAACATACTCTTGATACATTCTTAGTTACCTTATCAAAGTGTGGTGAGTTAAAGTGTTTGTTAAGTGAATTAAAATAATTTACGTGGTTGTCTACATCAGCAGGTATCTTAACTAAAACCTTTATGCCGTCCCCCGATGGTGATATAAACGCAGACATTACATACTTGTCTTTGGAAAGGTTTTCTTTGTCTTGTAATAACTCTTTAGTCTTAACATACCCATCAAAGTCTAAGCAGATAATTCCACTATGCGTTTGCAGAGCATTGTCTGCCCTTTTATTAAACACCCCACTAAAACATATTGCAGGTAGTAGCTTCTTTAGTTCGTTTCTTTCTGACTTGTTCTTTTCCTTACGGATTCTTTTAACCAATTCTTTGGTTGCTCCGTCCTTGATTCTATCAAGTACAAGACTTACATTTCTATGGAATGGAGCCTCTGTTTCTTTAATGTTTTTGAAGATTGTGACGTTTTGTGTCATTGTTGTGTTGATTTTATGTTGATTTGATTTATGTAACTAACTGATTATCAGCAGTAGTGTTGAAAATGTTAACTTTCTCTCTATATATAGAGGGAATAAAAGTAATTAATATAATTCTATAAAGTATAGTAGGAAGCACAATTTATTTATTTCGTAGCACACTTTAGGGGTCAAAAAAGGGGAGTCTCCTCCCCTTTAATGTTCCTATAATAATTGGTATTAGAATGGAAGGTCATCCGTAGGTTCCTCCGCTACCGCAGGTGCTGCTTTTGGAGTCCCTTGTGGCTTGGCTTCCCAAGTATCTAACTCGCAGTAGTAGTTACCACCCTTAGCTTGCTTGATGTCAAGATTTACCCATCCACCTTTAGCGTGTTGTTTAAGGAATACGATTGCTTCGTCTACCTTAATTGATTGTCTCCCTACTACAAAGTCAGGAGCATTCTCTCGTCTCTTAAAAGAGAATCCGTCTGCAAAAATTTTCTCGTCTGCCATTTTACTTATTTATTTATTTGTTTGCTCCAATGTATTATTTGTTTCAAGGCTAATTTATTTTTACCCTTTAGGTTTTGGTAGTCCATCGGAACACGTAACCACATCCACCTATCTTGTTCTTGTGTCTTTGAGGACACAATTTTATTAAAGAAGTTCATCTATGTAATAGTATTCAAGATTCTCAGTTGGATTATCTCCAAAGAATTTCTTATGAACCTCTATCGCACGTACAACCTTTTCTTCACCTCGCTTTACAAACTCCTCAGTTGGTCTGTAGATTCCAAGCATCCCATCGGTCTTATCAACCACATAGAATACCAATGGCTTACCAAATAGTTCTTGGTATATAAAGCATTGGCTATCATAATTATACTTACGTGCTGAATACTTAAAATCGGCTATCTTCGAGGTGGTCTTGAGGTCAATAAGTTTGTCGTTACAGACGATGTCTGCCTTACCCTTCCACATCATCCCGTGTATCTCCTTAATAGCAGGAACCTCATACACATTACCCTCTGCTCTAATTCCTTCGTAGAATGCTATGTTACCTAGCATACCATCTACACATCCACGTATCTCCTCGCCCTCCTTCTCAAGCATTGCAAAAGGTATCTGATTCTCTAAGATAAACTCCTTATACGCTTTCGTGTTACGAGAACCGATGTCAATAAACTTTGTATCTACTGCCTTCTCAGGCTCAAGAATAAGTTGATGAAAGTATCGACCCTTCGCATAGTTGACATTGTCTTCTGATGATTTCCCAAAGTCTTTTGGGTTACCAAGTAAAGAACTGATGTCTGAGTTGCTGAGGTACTGCCGTCCAAATGCTCCGTAATAATCCTCGTCATTACGTAAGCGGTCTAAGACTGAACTCATTTGGTAGTTACAATTTTAGTTAATTGAACCTTCACTAAGTTAGATACGGTATACTTTACAGATAGAGCATCAAGGATTTTCTTAATCCCTTGAGACTTATTTTCTGTAGCATACTTTATAACCTTGTCCCAATTGTCATCGCCCTCTTTAAGAGCCATCTTTAATGGATGTACTCTTGGTTTGGTAGGTGCTACAGTTGGAGTTGGTTCTGATTCAGGCAAGTCCTCGCCTGCATAGATATAGATGCCCATTCCAAACATTGCTAAGTTCTTTACGAGACATCTCATCAACGTCTTGTTGATATCGAATGTGGTAGCTGCTGCTACATCCTTCTCTCCATACCTCGTAATAAACTTGTAAGCTACCTTCTTCATAGACTTGTTACCACCATCCATTACGGGTAACCACATCGCAAGAGTTTCCCCTTCAATAGTTACGCTCGTGTGGCACATAAAGCCAAGAGATTCATCGTAGTCTGTCTCCCCTATCTGATAAGTCGCATCAGGGCAAGCCTTCTTAACTTCACTCCAAGCCCAAGCCCAAGATAGGTACGTGAGATTGCTTTTCTTTTCCACCTTGTCGTTGACGTTGATGGCTGACAATTTTTCAAATGTCGTTTGTTTTTTCGATTTTTCCATGTTGATTTAATTTAAGTTGATTTAATTTATTTGTGATTTCTGAATAACGTTTCATGATGTTAGTCCTACTTGTATGATAATTGTTAAGTAGCTTACTTGGTCTAGAAGGTTTAGAGTTGACATACTTTTTAATCTGCTGCTCAACCTTGTCTAGCTTTAGTCGATAATTAGACAAAGATAATACATAGAGACCATATCTCCATCCTTGCTCTTCAAAAACTTTCATATCCTCACCGCTAATTGGTTTGTAAAAACTACCTGCTTTAGATGTGTCTAGGAGTTGTACTTGACCCGTCCTAATATCTCTACTAATCTTAATACCATACAACAGATACGCCTCGTATCCTTTACCGTTTAAAGTGGATGCTGACAAGTCTTGTTCGGCTTGCTTCCATATGTCTTCTAAACTGTAGCACACGATGTATCCATTGATTTAATTACCGTACGGTAGTCAGCATCCTCAGTCATTTTTTTCTTGACTTGATTGATGCCGTAGATTATATTAGAGTGGTTTATTATATAACCCCTAGAGAACATATACTCTTGGATATATACTACTTTCATTGGTCTAATACTACACATATAGTATAGTAGATATCTGCTATCTACAACATCTCTTCTCTTGGACTTCGTGAACAATAGTTCTTCTGATATGCCAAACAAGTCAGCACATTGTTTTGTGTAGTCGTTGAATATATTTAATTTCATTTACGTTTATGGGTTTCTTCGTACTCCTTGAATATCGTCCCGAAGGATTCAAAGAGTTCAGTTAGTAATTCAGTACTTGTCTTGTGTACAATAGTTGTATCAGTCTTGATACGTGTCCGTGATTTGGAGTCGCCCAATAGGGCATCTTCCAACATTTTTTGTTGTTCTGTCATTTGATTTAATTTAATTCGATTAGCCTACAAAGATAGGCTTTGTGTAATTCTTGTGCAACTTTAGTTTACACTCATCAGGTGTTTAAACAACACCTCCTCTACTATTTCTAGCTTCTTTGACCGCTTTGTTTTAAGGTTAGGATAGTCAAGCAAGTAGTTGCCATCGCTTAACATCTGAATATAGTTACCACCGATATAATTCATTACGCCTTTACACTTCTTGTGTAACTCAGGAGGTTTGACATAATTTGCTTTGAACTCTTCAATGCTCAGATTTATACCTGAGTCTGTTAAGTCTGTAATGTCAATGCCTGAGTCTAGCTTCTGTTGAAGTTTCTGAATCTTAGAAAAGTCTGAGTTCTCCGATAATTTTTCTTCTAGAATTAATCTGCGGTATAAGTGTTTCATAATTTTTAATTTACTTCTGAATAGTCTGCTAAAATAACATCTCCGACAATAAGTCTACCGCTAAGTGATATAGCTTCCTTGTTTGGAGAGTAGTTCTTTAATAAACCCTCTTCGTCTACTATCATTACTTTCTTGTTTGGAAGATAAACGAATTCAATGTATCCACCGACTAGGTCTTGCATTGATTTAAGAGTTGAGATATTTACATCCTCAACCTTAGTACCATCTGTTTTATATAGTGTAGCCATATTTTATTTAATTTAATATCTGTGTATACTTTCCGTACCAATAACCTCCCACTAACACTTTGTCTGTGTCCTTGAAACTTAAACTTCGTTGCTTGGGTATGTTCCCTCCTTCGATTCCGATTCTGTTGCCTTGCTCGATTGCTCTACGTATGTCGTAGATAGTATCCACGAGGGACTGACTATCGTCTGAGTAACAGATGTATAGTTCAAGAATTTCAAAGAGTGCTTCTGCGTGGTCTGTGACATCAACGAATACGAAGTTGTCAGATTTGGTAATGATAAGTTTGTTGTCCATAATTTTTTCATTTAATTTAATTTACTTTTAATTTATACTACAAAATCCCCACACCATTTACGGTGTGGGGCATTGGTTTAGTTCTTGTACAATAATAGTTTATTTCATACTCGCATCCAAATGAGCGTGTATTTTCTCCCAATAGGGTAAGGTGGCTGATTTTCTTTCTCCACGCCCACCACCATTCCATCTCCTTGCTACTATCTCTGCGTACTCCATAAACGTGTAACCCTCGCAACAATGATACTCTTCTGAGATTATATTAAACATTTCAATAGACTTTGCTCTGCTATACCTATCCTCTAGTGTGTAGGTATATGGAGCATTCCACTTCTTTAGCTTTCGGTTGACCTCACGCACCATTATTGGATGGATTTGTAAACAACCAACTGCTCTCCCATTGTCACCAACAACCGAATCTCTACCGCTGCTCTCAACAAATATCACTGCGTTCACAAAGTCATCCCACGTTGGTGTCAACACGGTATCGTACCCAATTGGGTACGATGTCGTATCGCTAACTATTGGGGATACTAGGGGTGTACTAGGGGTATCCTTTTTATGGCATTGTGTCACTCCCAACACAACTGCCAATCCTACTATTATTTTTCTATTCATTATCTCTCTCGTTATGTC